AAACACTTATTTCTATAAACTTATCTGTGTAAATAAATGATTTTGAAACATATAAACGGACACTATCTTCAGAAACTATTTTTATAAAATAATTTCTACCAGAAGTTAATCCAGTGATTGGGTTTTCTTCATTTTCTGCAACATAAACTACTTCGTCTCCAGTAATAAATGGTAATGGTAATTGTATTTGTGGGAAAATAATGCTGTTATTAGTTACATTTACAGTATCAGCATTATCAATAAATCTGCTGGCAAAATCAGACTTAATTTCAAAATCTGGTAAAGAGTTTGTTGCTACATATGCATAGTCATCACCATCACTATAAACGTTTTGTATATTTGCAAGTAAATTGGGATATTTTAACTCTTCAGAACTTGAACTGGCATATTTTAATCTTCTCTTTACATCAACTATTCTTGTATTTAAATCAACTCCAGAAATATTTACATAACTCTCTAATTTTAAACTGTAATTTGTAGCATCAGCAATTCTACCAATACCATATACAGTATTCAGTCTTCTATCAATAATTTCTACTTCATCACCCTTTTTCATACTACTCTTATCGAGTAAATCTTTTGTAATATGAGTGGTATTAGATTCGGATGATTCAATTTGATATCTTGAACTTGTATTGTATATCCATGAATTAAATAAGAGTTCCTTATATGTTTTGTTTAATTGTGGATTTACAATATTATCGCCCAGATTTACTACAGTAATACTTTCATCATCATTTGTTAGGGTTGTATCTTCTGGAAAATTTATTTCTGATAGTATATTGGAAACAGAAAATCTTACGATTTTAGTAGTATCACCATTTTCATATGCATAAACATATCTAGTTTCTTTAACAGAATCACTATCCGATATTTCATTAATAATACCAGAACAGTTTAAAAATTGATTTACAGTTTTTTCTGTGTATGTAATCGTATTATCTCCACACAAAATAGTTCCACTTTCTGGAAATCCAATAGTAGAATCTACACTTAATGTTTTGGAACCAATTGGAAAATTTCCAATAACTTTGGATGATGCTGTTATATTAAAAGTTCCATTTATCAAACTTCTATCATCATATCCTTCAAATAAAGAAATCTTATATGTAAATTTTCCTCTCTTCTTTACAATTTCTATTTCCGAAATTGGTCCATTTGCGGTTCCATCGGAACTTACTAAAGTTTGACCAATAATTAAATCTGGATTTAAACCTTCTAACAATTCTCCAAATATAACTTTTCTTCTAATGTAATCTGCAGAAGAAGGTTTAATTAACTGGTCTTCTAAATTTAAGATGCTTGGGGTTATACCATAAAGGACATTAAAAAGAATTCTAAAAGATTCTTCCGTACCTTTGGTTTTATAAAGACTTGATGCTTTTTTAAGAAATGTTCCTACATTTAAACCATCTGCAAATTTTACGTTTTCTAATTCTGGTGTTAAAAATCCTTTAATTTTTTTATAAAATTGCTTTAAAAATACATTACTTAAGTTTTCAACTACATCACCAGATTGATGTTGATCAATTTCTGTAGATTTGAATACTAACTCAGTCCCATAATTACCTTCTTCATATGCTTCAATGCCACTGAATCCTCTTAGACATCCAGAAAAACTAGTTGCAGTTTTTTCTTTATAAGAAATAATTTCATTATTGATCTTTAATAGACCATATTCATCAGGAAATCCAAGAGTAGAATCAACATATATTTCCTCATCACCATAATTAACACTCTGTGTTAGACTATAAGTCCTGGAAAGATTATCCTCAGTAAGAATATCAAGATTCAAATACTGATCAAGGTTGTCCAGAATATCCGTAGGACCACCTTGAAATTCCTGAGACAAATAATATTGAGTCAAAAATTCTACAAAGTTAGTATTTTCCTCTCCAATAAACCTTGGTAGTTGGTTTTGTACAATCTGACTTGTCTTTACTCTTACGTCAAACCCTTCGCTAAGCATATTACCTCGTTAATTTTCCGTTTGGATAACTGGATGATGTTGGGAATGTTAGACCCGATGTGCTTTCACCAGAAGAAATAGTATCTTTCTTCATATTTATAGTAGGAACGCTATTGGATACATCAAAAACTACAAATAAATCTTTCAATCCAATCACGTCATTTGAATCAGGAAATGCCTGAATTTCGATGATATTATCTGCTTGTACTGTACCATTGATTTTTATTGTATTCAATATAACTTCTCCTTCAGTGTAATCTACTATTCCAACAGATTGACCTACAACAAGAGCTTCTCTGCTTGTAGTATCAAATCTAATTAGTGATATTGTCCCCTTTCCAGAACCATCTAGAGAACCATCTTCATTCTTATTTGGAACGTCTGTTAAGAATACTGTTCCTGATTGCCCTTCAACAGTAAATCCTGTACTTTTAATAGTCCCACCAAATGGATTAATGTAAAATCTATTACCAAAACATAACTCATACTGTGCAAATGCATTTATTGTTGCCTTTAAATCTCTTCTCATCCTAACTTTTGTTATATTGGATGTAATTGCATCATCCACTTTATCAATAACTTGACACAATTTACTATACTTAAATCTACCACCAAACTTGTTGAGATCTGTAGATTTTGCGTAGGATTCTAAAGAAGAAATAACTCTTCCTTGAAGTGATTGAATTGTTGATATCTTGGATGCATTAAAGTAGATTGAAGAATCGATTTCAACATAAAGTATTTTGAGATCTATAACTTCTTGATTAATTCCAATAATAGAATAATCTTTTAGTTTTGATTGAATTTGTAATTTAGAGAAGTCTGATAGGAACGTTCCATTTTTAGGTTTAATTGAAATGAAAACTTGACCAAACTTAGGTGGATTTAATTCTTCGCCTCCAACAACTGCTACAGATTCTGTATTAGGGTAAACTTGTTTAACAATAGTCTCATAGTCTCTGGTCGTAACTGCCCTGTTTTGGGCACTGTACTGCTTTGGAGCAAAGTATTTGATACTATCTAAGGACTCTACCTCTGTCCCGTTTCTAGAACTTTGTAGGGTGCTTACAAAGGTTGATTCTGTTGGGGTTACTGGTAAACCATTTGCTCCTTCAAATCTTCCCGTAAATGAGAATGATCTGACTCCATTTCCAGCATCACCATTAGTTACAATGTATGAAACCATCACGACAGCATTGTTATTTAATTTTTTGCCGAAATATCCATCACCAAAAATAATCTCATATTTCTCATCCTTTATTTCTTGTAAAAGGAAGATTTCGGAGGTTCCATCTACTTTGTTTATGTTATCTACATACCTATACTCTGCACCTCTACCAACCTCATTAGATTCACGAACATATACTCTTACTGTAGATGTATCAATATTTGGATTATCTAGAATAAATCTTTGTTTGATAGAATTATCAATTGTAAATTTCTTTTGTACAAAGATTCCTTCATAAATTTCAATCTCATCAAAAAATGCCTGCCTCTCTGTTGTTACATCAACATTAGATCCTGAAAGAGAAGTTGTATTAACAGTGATGTCTTCTGGTATCGAAAAAGTATAAGAAGTTTCTGTCTCAGTTCCTATACAGACTAAACCTTCTTTTAATGTAAGAATAGAAGATGCTCCAAAAAAGTTGACATCAAAAGAAACCCTTGCTCTTGCTGCCGTTTTAGATCTTGGTAAGTAACCAATGTTTCTTGCAAGAGAAACTACGTTCTCTCTCATGGTTGCAGAGTCTAAAAAAGACTCGTTTGCAATCATGTTTGCATTGAATGCAGAAATATATGTATTATATGCCAGTGTATCAATTAAGACTGAGAAATTAGATCCTTCAAAGTCAAAATCGGTAAATTTGCTATTTGATCTTAGATAATCTTTAATCGATTGTTTTATCTGATCAAAATCTAAATTAGTGTACTGTGTAAAAGGCATTTTATCTTGTTGCCTCTAGTATGAAGTTTACGGTTTGTGTTGGAATCTCTTGTCCTACAACATCAAAGATAATAGTTATATCTAAAGCGTTATTATTCTGATATGCACTAACTTCAACAACTACATTTTCAACTCTAGGTTCAAAATTCCTAATAGTTGTAGTTATTTGGTCTTGTATAGTAGCAGATATTCCTAGATCAAAATTTTCAAACAAAGAATCTCTAACAGTTGATCCAATAACAGAATTAAAAAGTCTTTCTGATGGAATTGTCTCCACAAGGTTACGAACGGACCTTGAAATAGCAGATCCGTTCGTTAAAACTGTTAAATCTCTGGTGACTGGGTGGGGAATAAAGGATAAACTTATGTCCCTAAAGGATCTACTAGTCCTTTGTGTTGGCATTTAACAACAAATTACGATATTCAATTTTATTTATACCCTATTCTTGTAGATTTTTCTGTCCTTTCTTCATATCATCATGCATAATCTCTTGAATGCATAATTCTTCAGCACAATCATTGGTTTTATGAGGTTGTGTCCAGTAATCTGTGATCAAACCCTGTGTTCCCCACATCTTATACATGTAATCTTTGTCTCTATCTACTGGTGAATTGCCCATTTTGCTCCTGTTTCGTAAAAAACAGAACTTTTTGAGGGGTTGCTATCCCTATTTTTATTTATTTTCGGCATTTTCACTCTCTTTTTCACGCTCTTTAGCAGTTTTCCAGTGATATTCATCCTCTCGACCCATTCCAAGGCGATCAAAACCATTTTCAACCGAGTAAAATTGAGTTGAAACCTTAAAATCGGGCATTTTAGGTTCGGCAGGAGTCAAACTATTATCAAAAATACGCAATCTGTTGTTGGGATACAGTGCATATTGTCCATTTTCAAGTTCAATAAGGTTATGAGACTTATGTTCTGCTGGATTTTCGCTTGTAGCATAGTCAATTGCATCAGGATCTTGATGATAATTGTCTATTGTGCAGACATAAGTGCCTTTTTGAATGCCGTGATCGCGTGTATAACACTCAAAATCCATACTTCCGATGAATTGTTTAGTAACTGTCACAACTCCGTAATCCATACAGTTCCAAAACTGTAGATTTGGTAGGTTCATATCTGGAGAAGGTGTCTCAGGATCGCTGACAAAAGCACTAATAGGCAATTTATCGTACATTGCCGCATATTCTGGCAAATATGTTTCAAAATAAAAAGCACGCCCAGGAATCGATTTAACCGAAACCCAGACGCCCTTTACAAATTCACCATGTCCACTTTGATGATCTGTTAGATATTCTTTACGAACCCATACTTCCATTGAAGGAAGATTAGCAATCAAACATGCCATATGTGTTTACACTACTACACGTATATATTATTTTCCTTGCCCACGATAACGCTTACGTGCTTTATTGCGAGACGTCGCGGCGTATTTTGTATGCTGCCCGCTTCCTTGACGAGACTTTTTGGGAGTTGCTTCCACATACCCACCACCTTTACGCATTGCCATGATACTTAATCTCCTTGAACCATTTGTGTAGAAAGAACCTCAGGTCTTGGTGAACCTAAGTCGTAATATTGTAGCGCATAATCCTCCATAATGTCAAAGTACTCTTCTTCCGAGAGATTGCTATGGAGGACTTCGCCAGTGACTGAGTTAATTATATTATAACGCTCACCCATATCAGATAATCCTTGTTTTTTCGTGCCCAACTCTAATACGTGGGTCGCACCAAATCTCAAAACCTGCTGCGATTGCATCGAGACAGAACGATACATCCTCTCCACACATATCTTGTACTTCACCAGATTCAAATACTTGCATCTTCGGAGCAAACCAAGGATACTTCATTTCTTTATGTTCCCATACACCATGCTTGATAAGGAGCCATCCGAAACCTGCATAATCAACGGTGAAGGGTTTCTTACGATTTTGTAGTGTTTCTGTGGTTTCATGATTCATTACTCCACCATTATTGCGGAAGTCATCTTCATCCATCCAGTGTGCAACAGAACTTGTAACACCATCTTCTGTGGCATACCATCCACTTGCAATATCTTTATCCATCAAGATTAATTGCCAGAACTTCTCGGAGTTGAATACAATATCACTATCAATCCATAATTGATAATCATACTTCAACTTACCATCCCAGGGAATTTGATCTGGACCACGAAGTACATTAGCACCTAAGCACTTGCAACGTGCAAAGTTTACCATTGAACTATAATCTTGTGAAATCTGAATACTTGCTCCTGCTTGTACAAGATCAAAACAAAGTTGTACAAAGTTTTTCAGATAAAGATAAGAAACTCCGCGCCCAGGCAAGCAGAATACAATACTCTTACCTTTGACCATTTCTTTTGCTTTTGCATAGTCCCACTCTGGTTCTTTTTGTTTCGGTGGGTTCTTTGCTTTAACAGTGAATCCTTTAGACATACGATTAATGATGTTACTTCAGTATCATACAACAATTTATACGTTCAGTCAACCTCTGATATTAAAATTGCATCTCCATCAACTTCCATGTTTAACTCAGTGCCTTCATACCATCCAAACTCAGATATAATCCATTCTGGAACTGGTACATAGTATTCTCCTGTTACTGGATCAACTTCTATAGTTGTTAAATTTTGCTCCGGATTTTTTTGCATATTACTAATTGTGCCATTGCTTTATATAGTGCTTTCGACTTTTTATAAGCACCATACCTATCCGGAATTTTTTTATTCATGTGATATCACGAAGGCGCTTTGGGTCGTTTATAGCTTACAGTAGTACGCGATTTTAAAAACGGGGGGGCGCGATCCCCCCGACTGCTGCTGATCACGAACGAATAGCGTCAGCGCACGTCTGCCAGGGCGCTCGCTTTGGTGGTCATGCTGGTGCCCCTGCTGCCTGCTGCACCGCCATGGGTGCGAACGCGGGAAGATCCTCCCTTGATCCGACTGGTCCAGCGGTTTGCCTTAGAACCATGAGCAACGGGCAGGCGCTCGACCTTAAATTGAACGCCGTCGATGGTGGTGGTGGTCATGCGGTGGGTTTGTTTGCTTGAGACAATTGTAGCACCTCAGGGGGGCGTGGCGCGGGTCGAAACCTTAAGATCAGATTAAGGTAAACCCCGATTGATCGGTGATGTTGTAGTCCTTGATGACCTCCCCCTCCACTAACGAATTCTTTACTCTATCCATGAAATCTTCGGGTTTATCTGACTGCAACACGACGGTCAGTACGTATTGTTCAATGTAACGACCAGGGGAAACTCTGTCAGGAATTGTGTAAGGTTTTTTGTCAGTCATGACCATGCCTTTGCGCGAGTGAAGTTATTGTAACTGAAAACCTCACGATTGACAAGTTTGACCATACCTTTGTCATTGCTGAACACAAACCCCTCAGCAGTTATTTGATCGTCACCAATGAACGCAGCACAGTCATTGCCCTGCCATTGTGGTCGGCAAAGGTGCAGTGCGTCTTCCTTGATAGACTTTACCAACGCCCACAATCCTAGGAGATTAGGGTCACAATCGAAGTCCTTATTGGCGACTGGGCGTTGCTCACGGATGCAGGCGTTAAGTTGCTTCTTAAGGTCCTTTGCTTCCTTATCAGACACGAACGTGACGGTCTGTGCCATAACCTTGGCGAAGTCAATAACCTCTCTAAGGTCACCGAAGTCGCCAGCACATTTGTCATACTGACCCGTGAAGATGTATGCCCGTGTGTCAACGAACTTACAATACGGGGTGTTCCGCAGCGCATAAGATGGCAGAGGGAACGCTTCTGCATCACGGAGATCTGTCTTGACCTTGTAGATAGTGTGGGGAGCAACAATGATGTCCTCAGTGACTACCTCATTGAAGCGGTATGTGACAGTGTTTGGCGTATAGGTGTCAGATCCACCGACACCGATAAAATCCCCTTGGTAAACATTAGTTGTGTGAGGTAACCGATCAAAACAAGCGTGCAGAATTTCTGCAACTTTGCCGTCGTGGTTTTGATCGATTTCCGCATGAGATTCGTTGATCTTGATTTTAACTTTGTTGAACACAGATTTAGTGCCAACGAAGAAATTTCCCGTTGCTGGGTTGGTGCCCCATACGATCGCGGGAGCACCGTCGATCTTAGTGCTGAGTTGACCAGGGGTCAGCAGAAGGTCCAGGACCGACAGATCACCAGTCAGGATGGTGTCTTCGGGGTGTTCGATGTGCTTGTTTTGCATGTTGTCAGTGTAGTCGGTCCTGGGGGCGGTTGCGGGGGAGCGTGTGACACTCCCCCAACTGGTTCAGAAGTTCATGGAGAAAACGAAACCCTCCTCGATGATGAAGTCATGCCGCAGATTCTCCCACGTTGCCTCCCAGTCAACCTCTACGAATCCAGGCACGTCCATGGGATAGACGTCGGTCACGAACTGCTCAGCGAACTCGGCACCGCTGTCGTACTCCCCCTGATAGGCGTCTTCAAAGGAAGACACCTGCTCAATGCCGAAGACCT